CTCTTTTGTAAAGGATTGTGATGGCTTCATCATTTGATGTGTCATGTGGGCAATTCATACAAGCGTATGTGCCAGCATCAGCCGTCTCACCGGTTTGTGGATAACCGATGTTAGGTAAAATGTTCATTCTACCACCTCCTTCACAATGCCAATTATATAAAATATCCTAACCAATTTCAAGAAAGGAGAGATTAAATGTACCAGAAGTTTGAGCAACTCGTAAAGGCAAGAGGAATTTCTGCATATAGAGTTGCAAAAGACATTGGACTTGCACCGACAGTGTTTTCAGATTGGAAGTCTGGAAAGAGCAAACCAAAGGTTGACAAGCTGAAAAAGATTGCAGATTACTTCGGGGTTACGATTGAGTATTTCTTGGAGTAGAAAGGAGAAATATGAACGAATTAGTAAAAGTTGATTTTGACACGCAAACAGTGTCAGCAAGGGATTTGTATAGTCTCTTGAATGTGAGCAAACGTTTTTCCGCATGGTTTGAAACCAATTCGCAGGGATTCGTTAATGGAGTGGATTTCGAAGGTGCGTACCTGAAGGTACAGAGCAATCAATTCGGTGGAGAAAAAGAAATACAGGACTACCGAATGACTGTTGACATGGCAAAACACTTCTGTTTGATGAGCCGGACAGAAAAGGGAAAGGAATGTAGGCAGTACCTTATCGACTTGGAAAAGGCATGGAACACCCCGGAGCAGGTCATGGCAAGGGCGTTGAAGATTGCCAATAATACGATTGACAGTCTGAAATCAGAAAACAATACGCTTGCAATCGAAAATAAGGAAATGAGACCAAAGGCAATATTCGCTGATGCGGTGTCAACAAGCCACACATCAATCCTTATCGGAGATTTGGCAAAGCTGATTTGTCAGAACGGCTATCAGATAGGTCGGAAGCGATTGTTTGAGTGGCTGAGAGAGAATAATTTCCTTATTAAAAACGGTGCTTCAAGGAATATGCCAATGCAGAGATATGTTGAACAGGGATTGTTTGAGGTCAAGGAAAGTAGCGTACAGAACCCGGATGGCAGCGTAAGAATCACGAGGACGACAAAGGTTACAGG